AACAAAATTTAGATTACTTAGCTAAAACAAATAATATTAAAAGATTACAAACTGCAGTTCGTGCAGACTTTGGAATTGGAATTAGATTTGCTAAGTGGTTAGGATTTACTAATGAAGGATTAATGAAGCACTATGGTTTTGATGGTGCTGATCATTATAGATTTGCGAGGATTTACTAATGGCTGCTGCTGCACCATATTTAATTGTCGGTGGTTTAGGTTATATGCAATACCAGCAGCAAGGTGCTGCAGGTAAATACAATCAAGCCATACAAAATAGAAATGCAGAAATAGCTACACAAGAAGCAGCACAGATTGAAAAACAATTAGAATTTGATATATCAAGATTTAATGAAAAGTTTGATCAATTACAGGGACAAACTACAACAAGAATTGCAAAGACTGGTACTGATTTTTCTGGAACTGGTTTAAGAGTATTAAGAGCTAATGCTCAACAAGCAGAAGTTGAAAAAAATATTATGGAATATAATGCTAAGATTGGTCAAGCAAGAAAATTTGAAGAAGCAAACTTTTATAGAATACAGGGACAAGTTGCTAGACAAACTGCTAGATCTGCACAAATGAGTACTATAATGAGTACAGGAAAATCATTACTTGGAATGGGTGGATTTCCATCAGGTTCTCAAGCTGGTGATAGACAATATACTGATTATCAAGGATAATATATGCCAAAAATACCTACATTTGAATCACAAGCAAGACCAACAGCAGAAGTTGGTGGAATTAAAACTTCTTTTCAAGTTCCAGTTACTAATGATGTATTTACTAAAACACAATCTTTAGTAGCTAATTATTATATTAAAGAACAAGAGGAAGAAGCTAAAATTAAATCATTAGATTATGAAAATAAATTACTTCCAAAATTATACGATGCTTATGATAAACATTCTAAAAATCCATTTCCTAGTGAAGCGTCATCTTCTTTTTTAAAAGAAGGAAAAGAAATAATGCAATCTATTGCTGATAATGAATTAGCTGGAGAAAATAATTTTGTTAAAAAAAGATTTTTAGCTAAAGGTAATGCTTCTCTTTCAACTATTAATTTAGCAACATTACAAAAATCAAGATTATTAATGGAAGAAGAAAAGAAAAAAGTAGGTAATGATTTTAAATCTGGTCTTTATACAGAGCTTACTATGGGTACTATAGATATTCCATTTGCTCAACAGAAAGCATCAGATTATGTTAATAATAATATTTCTGATCTAGATCCAACTGTAAGTGTAAATAAAAAAAAATTTGAATTAGATTCAATGTATAAAGCTATAGATACATTATCTATGCAAAAAGATTCACATAGTGATAGTACTTTTTTAGATAGATTAAAAAAAGATCCAAATTTATATTCAAGAGTTGATTTAGAAGATAGAGTAAAATTTATATCTTATGCTCAAGCAAGACAAGAAAAAGCAGAAGGAGAATTTGCACAGGCAAGCGGAAAGTCAATAATAGCTGAATCAAAGTTTGATGAAGGAGCAGACACATCCGCTTTATTAATACCAGTTATTAATTCAAGATTTGCCAATCCTCAAATAAGAGAAAAAGTTACAGATGCTGTAAATAAAGAATTAATATATAGATCAAAAACTTTTAGAGAAAAAGGTGCTGCTGAATATTATTTAAATTCATTTCCAGCACTTAAACAAGAATACGCATCAGCAATACAAGATCCTAATAAATTTCTTATATATAAACAATCTATGGATAGAATATATTTAGAAAAACAAGTTCCAGAACAGTACAGAACTTATGTTCCAAATGATAAAATAGTTGAAATTGTTGATGGTTTAAAAGGAAGTCAAAACGCAGATGAAAAACTTAAATCAATTAATAGATTAAAATCAACTTATGGACCAGAAATAATGCCTAGTTTATTCAAACAACTTAACAAAGCTGGTTTAGATACTGATATGCAAGTTGTTATGAGTACAAATAGCATTTCTTTACAAAAAGATATTTTATCCTCTACATCAAAAAAAGATTTAGAAGAACAAGTAAAAAATAAATTATCAACTAATGAACTTAAAGCAATGAAAAATGAAATTTTTGAAAAAACTAAAGAATATCAAGAAGTTATTTTAAATCAAAAAAATGGTGGAGAAGGAAAAGCAGAATATTTACTTTCATTACAAAAAACACTTTATAATGCTGCTTTAAGTAGAATTATTGATAGTAATTTTAAAATAGACAGAACAGCTGCTGTTAAAAGTGTTACACAAGAATTTAAAGCTGATTATGACACAACTCAAAGAACTTACTTTATTCCTAAAGATGTTAATGGTGTTCCTGTTAGCGTACCAGGTGTAAAAGATAAAGCTGATGCAATTTTACTTGCTGTTGAAAAAACAAATTATTTAGAACAAATGCATGGTAAAGATGGTTTTGGTCATTATGCTAAAATAAGTGGATTTCAAAATGCTCTTCCTGAAAATATAAAGTTATCAACAAAAGAAACTTTTGATTCTTATGTAAAAGAAAAAATGATTTCTTCTATGAAAAAACATTCTAAATGGTTATTAAATAGTGATTCAACTGGTATTGTTTTACATGTTGAATTGGCAAATGGAACAATTCCTATAATAAATGCAAAAGGAGAAAAAATAGAATTTCTTTTTGCAAATATACCTAATAAAAATCTTAAAATTAAAAGTACAGATATGTTTCTACCTGTAACTGGCTCTGCTTTGCCACCATTACTTCAAGAACCTGATCAATTTAAAGAAACAAATTATTAACTACTATTAATAATGTTAAGTATTAATTTAGAACAATTTGAATCAACTGAAAAAGAAATAGGTTCTGCGTTAGAAAATCTTAAAACAGGATATTTTGAAACTCAAAAAGCAAACATTGCAAGTTCTTGGGATTTTAATCCAACATCATCTTTATTTAGATTAGCAGATAAAGAATCTGCTTATATGGAAAGCAATGTTTATTTAAATAAAGACGAGTTAAATAAACAATATGCTGGAATGGGACTATATTTTGAACAAGATACAAGAGAAGGTGTTGTTGATTACTTAGTTAAAAGAAAAGAAATTGAACAACAAAGATCTAGTGTTATGGCTCGTGGACCACAAAATACTTATGGTACTTTATTTCTTGCTAGTATGGCTACTAATTTTTTAGATCCAATAAATGTAGGATCTGCTTTTATTCCAATTGTTGGAGAAGCAAGATTTGCAAGTATGGTTGCAAGATCAGGAAAAAACGTAGCTAGATTACAAAGAGGATTTGTTGAAGGTTTAGCTGGTAATGCTTTAGTTGAACCAATTGTTTATGGTGTAGCAAAATCAGAACAGGCTGATTATGATAAGTATGATGCTTTTTTTAATGTAGCAGTTGGAGGGGTTATTGGTTCTACTCTTCATGCAAGTTTTGGTAAAATAGGAGATGTCATTGCTGAAAAAACTGGAAAGCCAAATATATATCAAAGACTTGCCGCTGTATCTCCTGAAAACCAACAAGATTTATTAAGATATTCAATTGGTAAAGCATTAAAAGGTGAAGCTATTGATACTGCAGAAGTTATAATTAATAAAACTAAAATTGGAGATGAACAATTAAATAGAATAGGCGATCAAATAAATGAATTTAAAATATTGTATCAACAATCAGTTGATAAACAGGATTATAATTCTGCAAGAGTTTATTTACAAAATATTAGAAATTTACAAAAAACAGAAAGAGACATATTTGAAGTTAAAAAACAAAAAAATAATTTAGCTATTGAACAAGGAAGAACAGATTCCCCTACTACTCCTGCAAATCCATTATCTCCTGAATCAAATATAGTTTTAAGAGAGAAAAAAACTTCAGAACTCATTACTGAAGCAGAAACTTTAGTTCAAAGAACTAAACTTCAACAAAAACAATTAAATATTAAAGATGAATTTTTATTAGAAAAATTTACAGAAGATAATAAAACAATTAAAGAAATTGATGACACATTAAATAATAGTGTTACTGTAAAAGATTCTCTTAATGCTGGAATTAATTGTGTAATAAGGAGCATCAGTGGCTAAAAAACCAACTATTAAAACTTTTAATAAATGTTTTCAAGAAATGAAAAGATTATCAGGAAATTCTTTGTCTGATGAAAGAATTAATGAATTTTTAGACGAAATTAAAATTAAAATTAATGAAGATAAATTTAGAAGTGGTGAAGAACAAACTAGAAAATTATTAGAAAAAGAAATTTTTAATAATTTTGAATACCAACAAGCATTAAATAAAAAAAATTTAGCAGAACAAAACATTCGTGTTTTAGATAGGTATCAAAAAATAATAGATGCTATTGAGTTATCTGGAGGAAAAATTGATCCAATAAAAGGTGTTGAAGCTATGTTAGTTGGAATACAAGAATTTTCAAATATAACAAGAGATTCAATAGGTTCAAGACAAAAAGCAATATCAGAGTTTGAAAAAACTAAATTATATAATGCAATTAACAAAATATCAAAAAATAGTTGGCAAGATTTCAGTTCAGGAAAAATTGATTTAGAAATTAAAAAAGAAATGCTTGGCGTTAATACAGGTATAAGAGAAGCAAAAGAAATTGCTAATGTTTTAAAAAATTCACAAGAACAATTAAGATTAACATTAAATGATCTTGGTGCTAATATTCAAAAATTAGATGATTGGATTACAAGAACAGTTCATAATACAGAAAAAATGGCTAACGCAAGTAAGAAGTCTAGGCTTATTGAAGAAAATAGAAGTGCTTGGGTAGAATATATTAGAGAAAGACTTGATATAAAAAGAACATTCCCTGGAATAACAGACTCAACAAAAATTAATGAAATATTAAAGGATGTTTATAATTCACTTTTATCTGGTGATCATTTAAAACATGGTGGAGCAATTAGTATTTATGGAACAAGAAATGTTGCTAATCGTTTAAATGCATCAAGAGTTTTACATTTTAAAGATGCAGTTGCTAGACATGAATATGATATTGCATTTGGTGAACCATCTTTAAAAGATAGTGTTTTATCTGTTATAGAAAATTCTGCTAGACATATTCCTTTAATTGAATTTTTAGGAACTAATCCTGAAAACGGATTTGAAAAATTATTATCATTATTAAGAAAAAAATATAAAGACACAAACCCACAATATGTAAAAGATTTAAATGTTTCAAATTTTAAAAATCAATTTGCTGAATTAGATGGAAGTGTAAATATAGTTGGGAGTGCAACACTTGCAAAAGTTGGAATGGTTGTTAGGGGTTTTCAAAGAATTGGAAAACTTGGATTTACTCCAATCTCTTCATTTTCAGATTTAGCATTTTATGTAAGTGCAACAAATTTTCAAGGAAGAGGATTGTTAACAGGAATATATGAATCTTTAAATGTTTTATTTAAATCACAAGATAAAGAAGCAATGGAAGTTCTTCAAATAGTAAGTAACAGTTATATAAATTCTAATACAAACGCATATTCTCAAGCTGATTCTTTTGGTAAATTTGGTAAATTTGAAAATTCTTTTTTTAAATGGATTGGAATGAATAAATGGGTTTCCAATCTTAAATCTGGAATGGCTCTTGGATTATCTCGTCATTATGGAATGTTAGCAGAAAAAACTTTTGGATCTTTAGAAATTAGAGAAAGAAATCTTTTAAAACTTTATGGTATAGATGAAGGAAAATGGGATTTATTAAGATCTATTAAAACTTTAGATATTGGAGAAAAAAGATATTTAACAGCAGAAGGTGTAAAAGAGCTTTCTGATGATGTTATAAAAAAATATGTAGGAAAAAATATTAGTGATAGAGAAATAAGAAACTTTAAAAGAGATTTAGAAATTACATGGAGAAATGTATTAGTAGATCAAGGAATAAAAGCTTCACCAGAACCAGATACAGCGGTTAGAGCTTTTATGAATCAAGGTTTAGAAAAAGGTACTGCAGGTGGAGAAGGTATAAGGTTTATTGGACAGTTTAAATCATTTGGTGTTACTATTTGGAAAAATATTATTCAAAGAGAATTAAAGGGATATGGTCCAGACGATAGTAAATATTCACAAGTAGCTGGATTAACAACTTTAATAGCTATGGGAACAATAATGGGTTATATAGCAATGTCAGCAAAAGATATGCTTAGAGGAAGATCTCCTAGAGATCCTTCTAAAGGATCAACTATTTTAGAGGCTTTAGCACAAAGTGGCAGTCTTAGTATTTATGGAGATTTTATGATTGGTCAAATTCAAAATCAATATGGAAGTAATGTATTTGAAACTCTTGCTGGACCCACTGCATCAGATACTTCAAAAATTCTTAGCCTTATTTTTAATCCAAAAGAACCTGCTAAAATTGGAAAAAAACTTCTTGAGTTTGCAGAGGGTAATGCACCTATAATAAATATGTGGTACACTAGAGCAGCTTACGATTATCTTATTGGTTATAATATTAAAGAATTTTTAGATCCAGGTTTTTTTGAAAGAATGAGATTAAAGCATGAAGAAAAAAGGGGACAAACTTATTTTTTAAAACCTCTATAGACATAGTGATTAAAATATAATAAAGGAACTTTATGACAATATCCTCAACTACAGTTAAAGTCAGTTATTCTGGTAATGGTTCAACTACTGTATTTGCTTATACATTCAAGATATTAGACGATGACGAAATTCAGGTTATTATAAGATCTTCTACTGGTACAGAAACAGTTAAAACAAAAACAACTCATTACACAGTATCTGGTGTTG